TCGGTGCTCTTGGTGCTGCCGGAGCGTTTGGTGCAGGTGGAGCCATTGGTAAAGGCACTTTCCTAGCAACTAATGCAGCAACAATCGGAGGAATCAGTACTGGTTTAGACAAGTTAAGTTCAAGTTTCTACCCAGATAGGAGGTAAATGGCACAATTTAGATCATCTGCTAGGGAAGGAAGTTTTTCTAATAATCAATTATCAGCCCCTAATACTACAGATAAAATACAAAAAGAAGCTCAGCGACAGCTTTCTGGTATGGATCGGGCGCAAGCCTATCAAAAAGAAAACCAAAGAATTTTCTTACAAGCACAGAAACAAGCCCAAGCTTTGGAAGAAGGTTTCCGTGAAGCTGCAAGAAGTGTTGGTAGAGACCAATACGAAGCAACAGCTAAATTTACAAAGCAAGCTTACGAAAGGCAACTATTAAAGAAGCAGAACGAAGATAAATATAAGTTAGATACATTTGGCGCTCTTGTTAACTTTTCTAAAACTGCATTTGATATTACATCAGGTATTATTAACCAGAATAAAGAGTTGCAATTAAAGGCAATTAACCAGATTGCTTTTACACATAAATACTCTCACAAAGATCTTCTAAATGCACAGAGTGTCAATAGTTCGATCTCAAATGCTGAGTTTCAACGAACGAATGTAGTCAAACAGTACTTAGAAGAAGGTAAGTCTCAAGAGTTCATTGACACTATGTACGATCATCTTGTAAAAGGTGGTGGGTACAGAAACTACATTTCTAATTCAAATGTATTAAGGGAACAAGCGACGATTAATGCACAAGTAATTAATCAAATTAACAATAGTCCAAATCTATCAATTGAAGAGAAACGCAGGCAAATAAGAATTGCTGATGCACGGATGCGTGGTGAATTAACAATTGATGGACAAACACCTGGACAACAAATACTTGAAAAAGCGTATAACCCCACAATGCGACGTGCTCTCGACAGAGCAGAGCAAGTCACTAATTTAGAAAAAAGAGAGCAACTAGCCAAGAAAAATGAAAGAGATCACCGTTCAACTATTTATGATATTGCATTTAGTGGTGGAGGCTTTAATGCACAAGGTGTGGTGGATCTAATTGCAACTGATCCTAGACCAGGCGCAATGAAAGATACTATGGAATATTTAGCGTCTACTGATTTAACTTTAGATCAAATTGAACAGCTTGAAAAAGCTCCAATTACTAAAGATGGAAAGGTAGGAAATCTTTTGAGTTTTGGATATAAAGATGCTACGGACGTCCTGCGAAATGCTAAGAGAAAGGCTAAAGAAAATATTAGATTAGTACAGGTCGCGGAATCACAGAAAAGACAGCTAAGTGCAGAGATGCAAATTAATGAACTTGCACAGCAATTAGCTACTAATGACGGTAAACTTGATAATAAGGAATACAGGGAAATAGCGGATAGATATTATGAACTAGCTGGACGCGGAGCTGATCCAACATTTCTTGAAGGGATTAAACGTCAGACGGTTGATGTGCAACTAATTCCTGAAATGCGGGACCAGCTAGAGGAGATGAGACTTAACGGTACATTGAGTTTAAAGGAACTTAATCGTATTGGTCCACCTGATACTCTTCATAATCGATACTCAGGCTTTGCAAGAAACCTAGACACAATTAAAGCGACACCACAATACAAAAAACTTGATACTTACCTGAGAGGAAGAATTACGGGTAATATTCAGGATATTCCAAAACTTAAATTTAAAGATTCGGGACCACAAAGTGATGCATTTGATTGGTTTGTTGGAGAGCAGGTAAAAGAAGCTAGAAAGAAAGTTCTCGATTTGGTAGGCGGAGGTACACCTATTCAGAAAGCCATGAATATTGTAGGAACTACTGTTGCTGACGACGCTAAGGAATTTTTATTAAAGCCAGATACATTTGATGGCTATACCTTTGTGCCATACGAAAAGATGGTTGATGAACAAACCAGATTGCACAAAAAAGCTCAACGTAGCGCAGATAGATTCACTAATTTAAAACCTGCTCAACAGAAAGAACCGTCCAATTGGATAGATACTATTGGTGAGGCACCATTAATTGCAGCATCTAAAAAGTTAGAAGAAACTGGAACCAGTGAAGTATTAAATCTAATCGGTCAAAAGACTGGATTGACTGCATATGAAGTACAGAAAAAATTAGCGGAGGAAAACCCAAACATCGAACCTATACTTATAAACCCTACCTATGAAGAAATACAAAACAATTGGTCACCAAAACAAAGGTATTCATTTACTAGCGATAAAGCAAGTAATCAGCAGCGTTTAAGAGAGCTGCAGCAACAAGTCAATGAATTTGAAAATAGGAATGGTTTCCAGCGTAGGGAATCTTTTCAACAGTCAACGTCTTATACACATAATGGATCAGCTGGTGATCAGTTAGTTGATGAGATTATAAGCGGTGAGGGTAATTACGATTCAGTAAATAGAGGAGAAGCTGGTGATACTCCTGGTGGATATCCAGGCCTAAGCAACTTGTCTATTGGAGAGGTTATGGCCCTGCAAAGAACTACTTACAATGCAGTGGGTGCTCCACAGTTTATTGGAACTACATTGCCAATAGCTATGCGTGATGCTGGTCTAACAGAACAAGATACATTTAGTCCAGCAAACCAACGCGCAATGGCTATTGCATTAATGATAGGTACAAAACAGCCAGCATTATCAGCGTATCTAAACGGAAGAAGCGACAATTTAGATGCTGCACACCAAGCTATAGCAAATGAATGGGCGAGTATTCAAGGTCCATCAGGTTCAGGGTCATACGATGGTGATGCGGCAGGAAACTTTGCACATACTGACGGAGAAAAAATACGCCAACTTCTTATACAAATGAGAGCAGAAATGCTTGGTGAATAACTATGAACGAAGAAGAACTGCTGCAAAGTCAAGGCTTTGACAGCATAGAACAACGTACCCAATGGGAACAAGAAGTTAGAGAATCAGAAGAGGAAGAGAAAAGGCTAGCGGCTAAGGTGGCAGCTATTGAAGAACGAGAAGCAGCTACGGCTGCATCTATGCCGCCTGTTCAAGAGCAACCTCAAGTACAGCAACAGCCACCTGTTCAAGTAGAACCTCCTCAACAAAAAAATGACTTTGATGGTTTAGATGTTGGTAATCCAATTTTGGATGAATACCTACCTGAGAATGTCAAAGCAGCTTTGGCTGCTGGTATGGGGTTGGGGGATTTTGTTAGAGGCACTCTTAATCTCATCCCAGGTGTAGACATCCAACAAGTACCTGAGTTTGAAAATGAAGTAACTCAAAGTGTCAGAGAAATCTCTTCTGTTGTATTACCTACAATGCTATTAGGCGGGGCTGGTTCAGCTGGACTAGCAGGACAAGCAGCGAAAGTAAAAAACGTCAAAGGGCTAAAACTGCTAAGTGATCCATTTGTCAAGTGGATGGGTAATACATCATTCCAAGCTGGTGCAGGTGCATTTGTTGATTATGTTGCTCCTACGAATCAGACAGATGACAACCTTGCTGGATCACTTAAGAAATCATATCCACGATTTTGGGGCTGGATTCCAGACAATGTGGCTACATTAGATAGCGATAGTCCCGACGTAAAACGTGGTAAGAATGTTTTTGAAGGTGCTGCTGTAGGCGTTACTATAGATTTGGCAATGGGTCTCGCAAGCTTAATCAAGCGTGTGTATGGTGCTCATCAAACTATGAAACATGTCCCTGAAAATGAAAAAGCTAAAGCTTGGTTTGATAAGAATATAGAAATAGACAATACACCAGAAGATGTTATTGAACGATCGGCAGCAAAACGATTTACTGAAACAGACGAAGTAGGCTCCTTTAACTTTGAAAAGTCTGTCGATCCAAATGAGCCAGTTTTTGGCTATCACGATGCATACGGATACCAAGAGTCAGGCATTAGATCAGTTGACGATTTAGGCATTGTTGGGGCAGCCACTGATGCTGCACGTATTGATATGAATCTTGGCACTGTCTACGGACGTGTAGGTAGCGTTATGTCTGAAGCTGCTATTAAGTTCGCTAATGAAAGCAGTAAGAATGCACGCATTGTAATCAGTGGCTTGGCTGAAACTTTAAAAGATGCTGGTCAGTATGGTTATAGATTAGATGACACGAGATACCTAAGTTTCAAAGAGATCGAAAATGTTGGCCAAAAATATGCCAATGATTTCTATGAGATGGATCTTGAGGAGTTACAGCGGACGATCTACCCTGGTTCAATTTATCAAGGCATCAATGTACCTAATAAAACACCTGAACTAACTGATGAAGGATATCAGGGCGTCATGGGTGCAATTAAAATGTACATGGATGACTTTGTAAATATGGATGAAGCCAAAGCTATTGCTTATGTCGGTACTTCCATGGCTGGCCAAATCAGTGATATGGCTCAAGGCATGAGATTGACTGCTGGCTCAGGCTCTATCCAACGGGCTCAAGAGCAGATCTTAGACCGTGTTGAGTTTCTAATGGCTCAGAAAGGCATGACCTCTTATGTACGTGGTAGATCCTTAAATATGTTGAACCTCTGGAATCGGATGACACAACAAGGGTCTCAAGCATACGACAATGCAACTAAGAAGCGCATACAGAATTTAATCAAGGGTGAGAAAAATAAAACACTTGCCGCTATAAATCGTATCAAGTTGGAAACAGCAGATACAATCAACAATTTACGCATCATCAAGGATTCAAACCCAGAGATGTTGTCACCATTGATGATGGCTTATGAGCTTACTGATGGTAATGTAAAAACTATTAGTGCATTAAATAACTACGTAAAACAATCAACGTCAATCTGGAGTAAAGCATTCTTCGATAGACAACCTGAAATCCCTTCAGTAATTAACCAAGCGTTCTATGCAAATGTGTATAACGGTGCATTGAGTGCTGCATCTACTCCGATCAAAGCAGTATTTTCCGGTAGCCATTTGCTTGTAGAAAAACCTATAAGACATTTTGCTGGAGCATTGATGGCTGGAGATACACGCACACTTCGTAGAGCGTTATACCAATACAGCAGTATGTGGGAATCACTGACAGGTGGTCTAAGTTATGCAAAGCAAATCTTTAAAAGATCCGCTCTAGATCCAAATGTAACTGCTGTAAGAGATGACATCGGTCTCAGAAACCAAGGACAATTAGACATCTTGACGGCATTTGCTGATGCTAAGGCAGCTAAAGGTGAGTATGGTCCTCAAATGTTGATGGAAAACATCAACGCTATGAATGATTTAGCTAATCATCCAGTTCTCAGGATGGGTACTAGATCTATGCAGGCAATGGATGGATTTATGGATTCATTGATTGCTAATTTTGAAGCCAAAGGTAGAGCTTTTGATACTTATACTCAAAACGGTAAGGTTAAATTTAATAGAGCTGAAGCAGAGAAAGTAGCTAAAGATGCTCACGCTGAGATGTTTGATGAGAATGGCATTATCACTGATAAGGCAGTCAAAAAGGCGTCAGGTGAGATGGCATTTAACCTAGACAATGCTTTTAATGATGATGTGTCAGCACTTATCAGGCGGATGCCTGTATTAAAACCATTCCTGCTGTTTACTAAAACACCACTTAATGAGCTTAAGTATACCGCCTCTTACAATCCAGTATCACCTGTACTCGGTTTATTCATGAAAGATGTGAATGTATTTAAGCATTCTTTTGATGACATTGAAACAGATAAGGTAATGGAAATATTAACTCAGCGAGGTGTTGATGTTAGTGACCCACTACAAGTCAAAGGTAAGTACAACGAACTGAGGGCAGACATGCTCGGAAGAAAAGCGTTAGGTACATTGATGACAGGTAGTGCTGTTGCTTTGTTTATGGATGACAGGCTTCACGGAGCAGGTCATTACAATAGGCAAGTACAGAAGACTAGAGACAAAGCTGATTGGAAGAGAAATTCTATCCGAGGTTTTGATGATAAATGGCATAGCTTTGAAGGCTTAGGACCAATTACGACTTTCCTTAGTTTGATTGGAACCATTGGTGATAACTTTGATGTATTAGAACCTAATGATCTTGGCAACCTTCTTGGAAAAACTGCCTTTGCTTTTGGCGCATCTTTTAAAGATAGAACTTATATGGCTGGTTTAGAACCATTCTTCGATGTTTTACGTGGTGATGTAGGTGCTATTAATCGGTGGGGTTCTGGATTCCTTACTGCATCAACAGTACGTGGTTCTAGTCAAATGGCTGAAATTGCACGGTTACTAGACCCTGAATTAAAACTCATCAATAATGAACTTGATGCAATGATTATGAATAGGCTGCCTGGATTAAAAGGGATGCTGCCTAAAGAGTATGATTGGATTGATGGTGGTGAAGTCAACGTACCTGATAGTATTTGGGCACGTTTTAGAAATACTTATACACCTTGGAAAGAAAGTGGGAAAATTTCTGATGAAAAGCAATTTCTTATTGACCTTGAATACGATGCTACAGCTACTCTTGGTACAAACGGCAAAGGTGAGAAATTAAGCGCAGTTGAACAGTCTGAAATCCTTAGCATTATGGGTGAAGACGGTTTATGGAAAAAAGGCATTCAAGAAGTAATGGCAGAAACTTCTGGTAAAGGTAAAGGATTCAGGAAAAGATTTAGGGAGGGTCAAAGTATAGGTTTGCCAATGGACGCGGCGTTAGCTGAAAGTGTACATGACAAGCTTGACTCTAAATTAAGGAGAGCTATCGGTGATGCTATTACCGGCTCTAAGCACTTTACTACTATCAGACGTAGACAGTACGTCCGTGAAAGGGTAGCTGAATATCAAAAAAGAGGTGAACAGAAAGAAGCATTGATATATCTGGAATACACAAAGAAAAAGTATGGCATCTAAAGCGTAATGGCAACTACACAAAACACATACACAGGTAATGGTTCGACAACGAACTATTCATTTACATTTCCATATTTAAAAACTACAGACATCAAGGTTAGTCTTGATGCTGTGGTTACAACTGCATATTCATTGTCGAACGCCACAACAATTAATTTTAGTACTGCACCTGCAAATGGTGTAGCAATTCGTATCTACAGAGACACTGATGTTGATGTATTGGAGGCTACATTTAATCCTGGGTCTGCGATTAAGGCAGAGGATTTAAATAACAATTTTGAACAAAATAACTATTCAGTACAGGAGTCTAAGGCGCAAGCTTCTCAGGCACCCACAGCATTAGCTAACTCGATTGCTGCTGTTAACACTGCGAACCAAGCTTCTGCTGATGCTACAAGCGCATTATCAAGTGTAACCAGTGTAGTGTCTTCCATAGTTGTGGCGGATGTA